ATCCGAACTCAGCAAATCCCGTTCCCAGTTCACCAGGCGTTCCTGGCGTCAACACCATGAAGTTCATTGAACCACCAACGTCTCTCGTGGTGAATACTAAATTACCGTCCTTGTTTCCATTAACATACACTATAGGCTGGGCTTTCTTCCATTCATACCCTGACCATTCATATAGTGTGTCGGTTGAATTATCAAACCATACATCGCCTTTCTTGTGAGAAGGAGCTGATGTTACAAATGGAGTTGGTATCCACGCTGTACCGCTTCTTGTGTATAGTTGGTTAGCTGTTGTGTTAAACCAAAATGTTCCGTTAGGAATCATCGTTGGATCATCTTCAGAATCAATAGGATCAACCAAATTCCAGAATCCAGCCGAAGGTACTTCCCAAATATACCACTCGCCGGTAGACTCATTAAACCAAGCATCGCCCGATGCTGGTGCTGTTGGGTCTGTTGGACCTACTGCTATATCTACATTCTGCCAAGCCGCTCCATCCCAACGGAATATTACTCCTGTTGATGGATTATACCACACCAAACCTGTTGGTAGTGTTGGAGGTGTTCGGGGGTCAGTTGCTGACTGTGTTAGTGATACAACTGGATTCCATGTTTGGTTTACAGTGTCCCATACAAACAACTCATCGTCTGTTGATCTCCACCAAAGTTCGCAAGACGTAACATCCGATGGATCGCCAGGCCATACCAAAACAGCAAGTGAGTTCCATTCCGCACCATCATATTCATACAAGTTTTCAGAAGATGGATTAAACCATAGTGTTCCAGCTAGTGTGGTTATAGGTTGTGTGGTGGATGTAATTACGGTTCGCTCAGTCCATCCAATAGGACTTCCAGCTGAATACTGGAATAGCTTATCTATATCTAAATCAAACCAATAGGTCCCGTCAGCAAGAGCATTTGGAGCTTCTGGCCACACCACTGCACCAACCGGATCCCAGTCACAGGTTTCTGTGTTCCATTGGAACATTGCTGGATTTTCTGGATCTGTGTGATACCAATAGGCTCCACACACCATTGTAGCGGATGATGGATCAACTTCTGTTATCGTGGTTGGAACTTCGCACCAAGCGGAACCGTTCCACACATATGCTTGTGTTCCATTAAACCAGTGATCAGTACACTTTAGTTCGCGGGGGTCTACAGGACCATAATCAATAATATTGACTGGCGTCCAAGCCATAGGGCTTGCAGACGATACAAACAATTCGTTGGTGGAGGGTTTGTACCAATATGATCCTGCTGCGACAGCCGCTGGATCTGTTGGCTCACGCAACACCCCTGTTACAGGTACATTTTGAGTGCCATCAAATTCATATAATGATTTGTCGGTAGCATTCCAAAACAACTTGCCGGTGTTGGGTGGCACCGGAGATTGTAGTGGATTTTCCAACATAGCGAACTGCTTGTTGATTTCTCTTGTTAGGTCATCATATGTTCCCGCCTTTGAACCATCAACAGAAATACGATAAACTTTTTCGTTCGTGCGGTCTGGATAGCTGTCATCCCATATTGTATCAAAGTGATAGGTGACTGTAGGATCCAATCCTGTTCCATCCGTTGGAAGTACGCCCTCTCCAACTTGGATTGTTTGGGTGCTTGGTTGTGATGGTGAGAATTCACGAGCATACTTATCCGAATATGCTCTCACACCATCTGAATGATATCGAAGTTGACAGTCTACAGCATATGCTCCAACATAGTATGCTGTATCAGGACGAAGATCATTGACAACAAAAGTCGTTGTTAGAGGTTCACCCCTGGACTTCTTTTCACCTTCGTAAAACGATCCGACTACAAGTGCGCCGCCAATGCGGTCGCCGGCGTGCATATCTGAATTAGCGGTTGGATCAGCCACATATACCATTCCATTTTTAGGAATGTTATTTGGGGTTAGTGGTGTTTGGGACAAAAGAACAATTATTCCACAATACGCTCCATCTTTGTCCGCTGCATCACTACAATTACCACCTGGGATAGGAATATTCCAGCTTACAGTACCCTGACCCGTTGCTGGGAGACCTGGTTTGAACGACAGAACAATCGTTTCACCTTCTTGTTTTAGCTGAAATGCGCCATCAGCGTATGTACCAAATGTACTCATGTAAAAATACTCCTACTTGGCTGTATAGAGTATTTATGAGCATGTAAGCAGAAAAGGCTGCGGTTAGGCAGCCTTTGGTGATTTATTTCAGTTGGTTACGCGGCCTCTTCCTTGCGGCTTTCGCAGATCTTGCGAATCATTTGCTCTCGCGCAGATTTACTGATGATTGGTTGAGCGGGGGCCTTTCTGAAGTTATTCAAAACTGCCTGGCCGACCTGCAGATCGATTGGGTCTACGCTTTCAACTTCAAGAATTGTTTGCTTGATCTCATCAAGCAAGGCTGGTGCAAGACTATGAGTGGAAGATGGCCCCAATAAACGGAACATGATGAAGAGGCGGCGAACAATCAATATGTTAAACGAATGAACGAATCGTAGAGACTTTCCATCTTCGTTCTTGAAATGAAGAGAGAGTGTCTCACTTACTTGTGTGGAGATGCTGTTAAACAGAGCAGCATACTCTTGCTTATGATCATTTTTCCACTCTTTGTACATCCCCTCTTCAAGACGAGACTCGATAACTTGTTTGGTCATATCAACCGCATCCAATAAATCTTGGAGTGTGAATGACCTATTATCCAGTGGCTGATGCGCCTCAATCATACACAACGCGCGAGCAATCTGCGTAATGTCATTACGGAGGGCAGAGATTTTCTCACCGATTTGTTCGGGAGATAGGTTATTAATGATCATAATACTCCTTATCAGGATGTGACGTTTTCGCGGGCGTTACGGAGCAACCACTTCTGTAGTCGTGTACCTGACCAGTATGTCATGTACTCATTATCAGGGTCAATATTATCTGATCCTTCAAATCTTACATTAAGTGGGGTTGGATTGTCAACATCGGTGTACAGCCATTCAACAAGAATTTTATGCTTCGGTTTTAGTGAAACATATTCCTTTGTTTCCTTAGTATCACCAACAGGAAACTTACAATACTTTCGCACCTGATATTCAGCAACGCGCTGTGGTGTGTTCTTCACCGCTTCGCGAAGCTTCTCCTTAGATTCAAGGTACTGCTTAAATGTAAATTCTTGTGACATTAACATCTTCCTATAAGGGTGATGTATTTATATCCGATGCAGAAAAATGTGGTCAAAATTCAGAATGAGTTTTGTCTTCTGCTTGGGCAAGTACTGACCAAACAAGAGCACCAACCCAACCGAAAAGTGTCCAGCCAAGAAACAGGTTGAGTAGAAAAACAGCAAGAGCGTTCCGGTGCTTGCGAACAACCGCAATTACGGTTGGAAGAAAGTACGCGATAGCGGTTAGAATAAGGATCAAAAATCCAACAAAGGCTTCCATACAGGTCTCCATCAATTGATAAACACGACGGAACTATACACGCGTTGGGTAAAGAAGTCAACGCATAAAAAGAAAGCCCGGCTTTCGCCGGGCTTCTTTGGTTTGTTTCCTTCGGAAACTTTGTCGACTTAGCGAAGGTCCAGTGCGTTGACTGTGATCTTGCCGTAGTAGTCAGCAGAGTTACCCAAAGATGTGGTGGTGTTGGTGAACACAGCCTTACCATAACGAGTCATCAAGGAGACAACTGGCTGGAAGGTTGTTGGGTTCACAACAACGCCGGAGGACATCAAAGGAACATATGGGCAGTAGAAGTAACCAGTGTCTACTTCGCCGTTGCCGCCCTTGTAACCAACAAGGATGACGTCGTCAGCTGAGCCAGCTGGGGAGCCACCGAAGCCCAGGTCTTGACCTGCGCCGGACTGGTTCCACAAGTAGCTGTAGACCTTGATTGTGCCGTTCAAAGTACCAACCAACATTGTGTTGTTTGGACCCTTGAATGAGCCTTCAACTGCTGGAGCAAACACGCTCTTTGCTGCAGACTGTAGGATGGAGACAACTAGTGGGGATACCACGATGAAGTTACCTGCACCACGACGAGTCTTACGAGCAATTTCGTTTGCTACGCGGTTGATTGTTACGCCTAGGTTAGCAAGACGATCACCAACGAATGCTGGACGATAGTTTGCTGCGCCGCCGTTACCACCATAAACGCCATCACCTGCGCCGTCGAATGTCTCGACTGTGCCAGCAAGTGCTAGTAGGTCTGTGATGATTTCCTGGTCGATTTCCTGAACGATCTCTGCGGACAGAGCCTGTGTCATTTCTGACTCAAGATCCAAACCGTGCTGTGCATTAAGGTCCTGCATAGCCTCGATTGTCCAACCTGCCTGTAGCTTGCGTGAGCCAGCTTCGACAGCCTGAGATACGACGTCCATTGTCATCTTACGGCCGCCAGAACCTTCGATGAAGGAACCAGAACCACCGTATAGTGAACCAGCGATTGGGCGACCAAATGCGTCGGTGTTACCAGAGAACGCTGTGGTGTCGTTGTTAGGAATAGATGATGGCCATGCATAACCGTCACCGGCTGTGTCAGCAATATCATCTGTGCCTGCCTGACCAGCGGAACCTAGACCGGAACCACCTGCAGGAACGTCAGCGCCAATACCAGAAGAATACCACTGGCGAAGTGGTGAGCTGTTGCCGAACACTTCATCACCTGGAGCGATTGCACCTGGTAGACCGAATGGATTGTCGTTTGTTGTACCAGCTACTGCTTCCGCATAACGGTAACGTAGGGTGTAAACTAGACCAACTGGACCGGACATTGGCTGTACACCAACTAGTTCGGTAGCAATTGTTCCAGGAATAATACGACGGATCATTGGGATCAGAATCTTTCTGAAACCTGCGATGTCGTGTGCTGCGGTCGAGCCTGCTGCTGCAGATTCCTGCAGAAGATAATTCTTCTGGTTCTCAAGAACGCGATCTACGATCTGTTGCTTGGCAGGAGCTAGACCTTCGAGTAGAGCTGACTTAGTTTCGCTCCAATTTTCGAAAAGTTCATTCATTGCTTTGTTTCCTTCAGTTAAGGGTTGTTAATTACTTGATACCAGCTAGACGACGTAGATGTGCAAGATGTGCCTTCTGCTCATCGCTCATTGCACTTTCCTTGACCATCTCTTCACCATCACCGGTAGCGACCACTGCTTCCTTGACCTTTTCGTTCAAGGTTGCCTTAGCCTTTTTCTTGTCTTCCTTAGAAGCGCCCTCAGCAAGTACTTTATCTTCCTTCTCTGAGCCAGCTACATCTGTAGACTCACGGATCACACGACCAATAAAGGTCTTATATGCCTCATCAAGCTTGTCGGTGTCGACATTCTTGAGGATGGCTTCCATCACCTCACGCTGGCGACCAGCGAGTGGTGTTAGAACATTTTCGAGCTTGATTTGACGCTCAAGAGCTGCGCGAGTGCGCTCTGACTCTTCAAGTGCCTCAGCAAGTTCGGCTGCACGCTCCTGAGTTTCACGTAGAGTTGCCTCTGCGGAATCCTCATCAGCGTAGTTGTTAATAAACTCGTTGCGGAAGGCCTCAAAAATGCTGCGGCCAAACTCAACCTTACGAATCTCTGCTACATCTTCACGAAGCTCATCTAGCTCTGCGGAAAGACGAATCTCTAGGAAGGTGTCTAGCTTCTCAACTAGCTCTGTTAGATCCTTCTTTAGCTCGACTGACATTGCAGCCTTAGATTCAACTAGCTTCTCAGCATATTCTGCTTCGAGATCGCGGAATGATTCGATATCATCCTTTAGTTCTGTAATTTCTGATTCAAGAAATTCAGCTACCTTTGTGTCAACTGCTTCAACAAGACGATCACGCTCTACAATAAACTGTTCGGTCAGTTCGGCGCGGACGTCAGCAGCTGCCTTTTCCTTTGCTTCGTTCATAGCTTCTTCAAGCTTACCCTGGAAAGCTTCTTCTAGTTCTTTCTTCGTTTCCTCGGAAAGTACTTCTGCTTCGAGTAATTTCTGCAGCAGTTCATCCATTGTTTTATTCTCCTAACTTGGTTGAATTTCGCTGACGCTGTTAACGTCATATGTTTTGCACTAACTATTTATATAATCGCCTGTAATTAAAGGGAAACTTACCATTTGAGTAGTAAGTTTCCCTTTATTTTCAGTAAGTTATGCGTCTTCTACTTTTTCTACTTTTTTCAAGTATCTTTATCGTTTCTGGAACAATCCTGTTTCTAGCCACTTCATAATCTCTTCTTTCAGATACTTCTGTGCTGCAGCGTCGTGGCGTACTGCTTCGGCGAGATCCATAATGTTGTGACCATTCTTTGCCATCTGTAGTGACTCGTATACTGTATTCGGATAAGCATTTGGAGCTGATGGTTGAGCAACGATATCAACTGTGACAAACTGAAAACCAGTTACGCCACCTGATTCATTAACTGTGCCAGCACCACGACTAGAAACACCCAACGCAACACCGCTACGGACTAATTCCTTTGCGATAGATCCCATTGGTGTGTCAATAATCTTTGCCTTTCCAAGTGCGTTATCCCCTTCCATATACAGGTCGGTGATAACGTGAGAAACACGATCAAGGTTGATCGTTAGGGACTGTGGATGATCTAATTCACCCATAATTCCCTTTGATTCAGCGATGCGCTGCTTAGCGTTTTCTACAGCAGATGAAATCTCGTTGATTGGATAATTGCGTCCATTACGATTCTTGATTCCACCCTGCATGAAAATGCCGTTTAACCATACGGTCTTGCCATCTGGTGCAACTTGTTCTACCAGGTTACACTCGGCGGGCATTAGTTCTTCGATAAGCAATTGCTGTTTCATATTTCTCTCCATCAAGTAAGAGAGCGGCGGTTAGGCCGCTCATATATTACTTGTATACGTTGCCCTTTGGCTTGTCTTCAAGATGAGGTGCGTTGTTGCCATGCTTGCGTGCGCCGGACTTCTTGCCGTCGTTTGCGAACTTGACGTCGCCCTTTACTTCATCGTCAAGATGTGCTGCAGAGTTACCGTGCTTACGAACAGTCTTCTTGCCGCCATTCTTGTATCCAACCTTGCCCTGGACCTTACGAGACATTGCGCCTTCTGGGTGATGAGTTACAGCTTCTTCGACCTTCTCGTCGTCATCTTCATCATCACACTCTTCATCTTCACACTCTTCCTCGTCCTTGTCTTCGTCTTCGTCGGACTCGTCCTTATCTTCCTTCTCTTCCTTCTCGTCTTCCTCATCATCTTCATGCTCGGATTCGCCCATGAGAATCTCACGAGTCTTGACGTTTAGGTATGAATGAAGGTGCTGTGCTGCTTCATCGGAATCACCCTTAACAATAGCCTCAAGCATCTTGTGAAGAGCTTCCTTCTTGTCAATATTCTTGCCACGTGCCATTTTGTTTACTCCTTATCACTTACTGAGTTGTTTTCACCAGATTCTGGTTCAGTTCCCTTCCCTAAAATCTCCTGCACTCTTGTCTGGAGAAAATCGTGGAAGTTAGCTTGCGCTTCATCCTGGTTGTCGTTTACCAAATTATCAAGCATATCGCTCAATTTTGTCTTGTCGGTCATAGACCTACCCCCTATTTATAAGATGTTGTTTATTTATGGGATAGTTTTATGCTGGTGGAGCTTCAGCGCCCATGTCTCCACCACCTTCGGTTCCACCTTCCATTCCAAGATCGCCTTCACCGCCCGTCTCTCCTGGAGTCATTGGCATAGGAGCACCACCAAAGCCGCCGCCTATTGGCATACCGCCTCCCAAGTTTCCGATTCCTGCTGCTTGGGATGCGTAAATTGCTACCATATCCTCTGTTGTATCTGAATTTGGATCGAGTCCGATCTCTTCCCTCTTTAGACGCTCGTTCATAGCAATTTCTTCGTCCGTTAGACGCAAGAAACGGTTGAGAATGAAACGCTTCGATAGGTAGGAAATACCATCCGAGGTGCTGAGCTGTTGGAGTAGACCTGAATCGACTTCCTGTTGACGATACTTACCGAAGTTAGAAGGCTCTGGCATACGAATACAATACATTGATTCATCAATGTTGATATTGCAACGACGAAGATACTTCTTGAATTCTGAATCAAGAGTCTTTTCGATGTAATTCTGAAGCCGCAGGCAAAATAGGAAGAAGCGTAGTTCTTGAATATACGCAATTCCAACCTTACCGTCGTTCCAAATCTGGCCACCTTCCTGCTGCTCAATCATATACGAAGCAGGAACTCTTAACCCTCTCCAAACCTTGCGTTGGAAATACTCTAGATCGGAAAGTTCACCAAGACCTTGACCACCAGGAAGCGTATCAACCTTAGATCCACGACCATCAGGACGGGATGCGAAGAAGAAGTCCTCGTTCATTGACTGAGGATTGTAAACACTATCAACTTCGGCAGTTCCACCATTCATGTTAGGAATCTTCTTTTGGCGGATTTCATTCTTAATCTGCTCAAGATAGGTCTTAACGCGCTGTGGTGGCATCTTACCAACGTCAATATAAAAAACGCGACGCTCAGGAGCTCGCTGAATACGATAGATGATTACGGCATCTTCCAACAGCTCTTTCTGCTTGTGAAAACGGTAAACAGGGCGGAGAATGGATTCGCCAAAGGGCTGTGTATCTGACATATCATCATTGATCGTAAAACGAACAATCTCGTGAGCGTCGACGAGTTCGGTGTCAAACTGAGTGTCTTCTTTTGCCCCGATAGGCATTCCATACCCACCAAGACGAGGACGTTTGACGTCATTTTTAATCTGCCAAGCAATAACTTTTGTTGAATCTTGTGAATCTACAAGAGCAGCAACAACGTTCTTTGGATGAATAAACTCCCATTTGTCACTAACGTGGCGTTTGCGGAAGAAAACATCACCATACTTGATAGTTAATCTTGCAATTTTGAATAGACGAATATCAAGATCATGCAATCTTGCCCAGCGGCGTAATGCACTCTTGATCGTCAATACTGTGGTGCTATTTGGTTGAACCTCTGCATCATTGAGTATATCTACTTCAAGAAGTTCGTGTGTCTTTGGATTATTGCCCGTGACTTCTTCAGCGATTGTGTCAAGTGCTCTTGCTACTTCAACATCGTTATCCATGAGATCGTACTCACGATAACGCGTCATTCTCGAAGCGGATCCTTGAACTAGTCGTTGGTACCAAGTGTAATTATTATACGCACCTGCATCAGCCATTTCTTGGCTGTCCGTCATCGCACTAGTCTGCGGTGCCGGTTGTACTACCTTAAAATATCCTGTCCATTTACCTGCCATTTTATTCCTACCGTTCTCAGTGGTTGTTCTGTATTTATGCGGCTAATTTGCCGAGTTACCAGGTTATGGGGACGGTCCGCCGTCGTCGCTTATTGGAGCTCGGTTTCGTTGTCGGCGACGGTTACTAGCATTGCTTGCACCAGTTACATCAGTGTTCTGATTGGTCACATTGGTGTTGTTCGTTAGAGCTGTTGTTAGGGTTTTGGCCGCTTCAACTTGCTCTCTTGATGTCTTGGTTTGGTCTTTCATAATTGCTACAAGCTCTGCCAATTCTTGATTTTGTGCAATTATATTCTGGTTTTGTTCAGCTAACTCCAACGAGTCGCTAACTTCATCCTTACTAAACAACCGATCCTGTATGCTGTCCCAGTTTTTAATTACCCCCATACCGAGACCAACCGCGCCGCCGATTACTGCACCCGGAACGCCGAGCATAGCACCCATACCGGCGCCAGTCGCCGTGGACGAACCTATCGACGCCAACAAACCTCCTGTTGTATCGGTACCCAAGGTGTCCGCTACCATGCCGAGCCCTGCGCCTGCTATGAGACCAGCCCCCATTCCAACAGGTCTC